TTCCAAGCACTTTCAACTTTAAGAGAAAATGCTCTTAACATTGACGATTGTGCAGTTGTTCTACACCCTAAAATCGCTTATGACTTAAAAGCTGGTTTGACTAATACTTTTGCAAACGCAAATGCAAATGACTTATCAAACGAAGCATTAAGATCAGGTTTTGTTGGTAGATTAGCTGGTATGCCTGTCTTTGAAACTTCAAACATTGCTAATACTGGTAATGCTGGAGATTACAAAGGTGGTGCGTTCCACAGAGATGCACTTGCAATCGCTATGATGGAAGATGTTAAAATCGAAACTCAAAGAGATGCTTCTCTTAGAGCAGACGAGATTGTTGCTACTTCAGTATATGGTGTTGGAGAAATCCATGATTCATATGGTGTTGAGTTACATTTTGATTCATCAATCCAATAATAATTGGATACTTTGTGAGGGTGGGAAACTGCCCTCGCAACTAACTTAGGAGAATAAAATGGTAAAATTAGTATTATCAAATGAGAAGATGGTTACTTTAAAAAGAGGTAACAAAACAATCACAAGAAGTGAATTAGATTATCAAACTAATAAAGGTATGTATGATTTTAGAGGTTTTAAACTAGAACAAGATGTTGTAAAAGAAGTTAAAGAAGTTGTTGCAGAAAATGTAGTACCTTTAAAAAAGAAACGAAAAACAAGGAAGAAAAAAGATGAACAAGTGGATTTGGAAACAAACTAGAAAATGGTCAAAATGGGTTTGGAGAAAAAGCATTAATAACCCAATGTATTCTATTCCTCTAGTTTTAATAATTGCTTATTTAATTTGGAAATAAATTATGGCTAATTATACAGGTGCAGATGTTATTACCACATCAGATGTTCAGAAGTATCAACCTGATGCTTTTGATTTTGGTATATCTACAACTGCTACAGAAACAGTTAATTTTTTAGCACAAACTACTAATGATATTTTACGAGCATTAAGAGTTGAGTGGTGGCCTGTATATAAAACAAATATATTCACAGATATTACAGTTCTAAATACTGCTGAGATGGTTAATACAAAAGTTAATTTAGATCAGTTTGAACGTGCTGGTGTTTATTTATTTCTTGGAAGATTCTATTTACCAGCATTAACTAAGTTTAGACCAGAAACTGAAAAAGATAGATTTGAAAGAATGGCAGAATATTATATGAGCCAATACAATATCGAATGGAGAATGATATTAGAAGATGGTGTAGAGTATGATGTAGATTCTGATGGAACTATCGTATCTAACGAGAGAGAACCTTTACATGGATTTAGAAGATTGACTAGATAATGGCTGTCAATCTAAACATTAAAACAAACTCTAAACAAGTTTCTCAAAAATTTAAAAAGTTTCAATCTGTATTATCAAGAGTTATTGATAAAGGAGTTAAACAAGCTGGATTCCAATTAGTTGATATTATTAGAACTAAGACTCAAAAAGGAATAGATTTTAGAGATAGACCTTTTGCACCATATTCACAAGGTTATTTAAAAAAACTAAATAGAGAGGGTAAATCAACAAAAGTAGATTTATTTTATTCTGGTCGTATGTTAGGAAGTTTAACACCAAACTCTACTGTAAAAAAAACAGGAAAACACAAAGTAACACTAGCTTTTAGTAATTCACAAATGCGTCAGAGAGCATTATTTAATCAAGTATTGAATGACCCTAAAAGAGAATTTTTTGGGTTTAATAATAGAACAGAAAAGATTATAAACAAACAATTCAACAGATTTGTAGAAAAAGAATTAAGAAAGTTTAGAATATGAGTGTAAGAGAAAATATAGCATCTAATTTATTGTCAGTTATATCTGCTATATCTAGCCCAGATATTAGAAAAGCAACTAGACAACCTTTTATTTTAGATGAGTTATCAGAGCAACAATATCCAGCAGTAATAGTTCAAACATCAGAAGAAAATAGAGATGACTCTGAATTAGGTTCTGGTGCTAAAACTAGGCATGGTACGATAGACTTTGTAATACTAGGATTTGTTAAAGGTGCAGAGGCTAATATAGATACTAAAAGAAATGAATTAATTACAGCTATTGAAACTGCATTAGAAACTGATATTACTCGAAATGGTAATGCACTTGATTCTGAAGTTATCCAAGTAGAAACTGATGAGGGTTCTTTATTTCCTGTTGGTGGAATAAGAATGACAATTAGGTGTATGTACGAATATCAAGCTGGAACACCATAGGATAAAATATGAAAAACGAAAAACTATTAGATAAAATTTCTAAGAAAATGGATCAGATCGAAAAGTTACACGATAAAGAGTCTATGCTTTGTGAAGAAGTAAAAGATTTAGTAGAAGAAATTAGAGAAAACTCTTTAGAAGATGAAGATGGTACTTGGGAAGAAGAAGATGTATCAGATGACTTTGAAGAAGATTTTGAGGAAGATGAAGAAGATATTGACGAAGAAGATGATAAACTGTAAAAGGACTTATGGCTAAGGATATTAAATTATATAAAGGTAATTCAGAGATAGTTATAAATGAATCTAATCTTGAACATTTTTTAACTTTAGGCTATAAGCAAGAAAAAGAAACTAAACAAACTAAATCTAACAAGGATAAAAAATGGCAACACATCACGGAAAAGAAGGCGTAGTTACTGCTGGTGGAACTGCTGTTGGGGAACTAACATCATTCACACTTGAAACTACAGGAGATGTTGTAGAAGATACAGCTTTAACAGATGCTACTAAATCATTTGTTGCTGGTCGAACTTCATTCTCTGGAACATTAGAAATGCACTTTGACGAAACAGATAGCCCACAAACAAGCTTAGTTGCTGGTGCTTCAATCTCATTTATTTTATTACCAGAGGGTAATGCAAGTGGCGACAGAAGTTTTACTGGTACAGGAATTGTTACAGGAATGTCAGTTAATAACTCAATGGACGCAATCGTTTCAAGAACTGTTACTTTTCAAGGAACTGGTGCATTAACTATAGGTACTGTCTAATTTTAATTTATGTCAGTATTAGATCATGCTCGTTCTCACTTTGAGAATATTGGTGTTCAATCTATAGAAGTGCCTGAGTGGAAAGATGAACATGGAAAACCAAGTGTCATTTATTGGAATCCTATAAATCTTTACGAGAAGAATATTCTTTTTAAAAAATCTGGTAATATGTCAGATGTTAGTATTCTTGCAGATATTCTTGTTATGAAAGCCTTAGACAAAGATGGTAATAAACTATTTAAGCCAGAAGATAAAATGGCTTTAATGTATAAAGTAGATTCTGATGTTGTAGCAAAAATTTCAACTGCTATGGTTCAAAATATCACTCCAGAAGAAGTAAAAAAAAACTAAACTCCACACCTGAATTAAAAAATTTACTTATTGTTGCCGATAGGTTAAAAATAACTTTATCTGAACTTTTAAAAATGGAAGTTTGGGAGTATAATCATTGGCTAGGTTATATGATGATTGAACAAGATCAACAAGAATCAGCTATGAGGAAAGCAAAACATAGATAATGGCACAAAATCTTAAAATAAATATACTTGCACAAGATAAAACTAAACAAGCCTTTAATGGTATTAGAAGTAGATTAGATAAATTAAAAAGTGCAGTATTTTCTGTTAAAGGTGCATTAGTTGGTATTGGTGCTGGTGTTGTTGTTAAATCATTTGTTGATACAGGAAGAAGTATTGAAGATTTATCAGTAAGATTAAAACAATTATTTGGTAGTACACAAGAGGGTGCGAAAGCCTTTGATGTAATGTCAAAATTTGCTTCTAAAGTACCTTTTTCACTAGAGCAGATTCAAGCATCAGCTGGTAATCTTGCAGTTGTTTCTGGAGATGCAGATAGACTAGCAAAAATATTAGAGATAACTGGTAATGTTGCGTCAGTTACAGGAATAGATTTTCAAACTGCTGGAGAACAAATACAAAGAGCATTTAGTTCAGGTATAGCTTCTGCTGACATATTCAGAGAAAAAGGTGTTAGAGATATGCTTGGTTTTAAAGCTGGTGCAACTGTTACAGCAGAAGAAACTATAAAAGCATTTGAAAGAGTCTTTGGTAAAGATGGTAAATTTGGTGGTGCAACAGATGAACTTGCTAATACATTTACAGGAACTTTATCAATGCTTGGCGATAAATTATTTAATTTTAAAAAGAATGTTGCTAACGCAGAATTTTTTAGTGCATTAAAAGGAGAGTTTAAAGACTTAAATAAATTTATTGAAGAAAATGCAGATGCCTTTGAAACAATATCAGAAGTCATTGGTAGTGTTTTAACTGGTGCAGTTAAATTATTTTCTATATCTGTAAAAGGGGTAGCAACTGCTGTTGATGGTATTCGTACTGCCTATGAGGGTTTATTAAATTTATTAAATAAAATACCTGGTATTGATATTCAATTTATTAATAAACAACAAAGACAAATATTAAGAGATTTAGCAAATTATGAAGATAGAATTATGCGTATTGGAGAGGCACAAGAAGAAGTCAATGTTACATTAGCAAAAGGAACAGAAGAAATTAAAAAACAAAAACAAGAATATAAAAACATACACGAAGCACACATACAATTTAAAAATCAAGTAGAAGCACAAAATTCTTTACACATGGATATTCATACTAAATTAAAAAAACAAAATGATGAATTTAGTTTATCAAGTGAAATATTTTCTACTTTAACTTCTACAATTAGTTCATTCTCAAGAGGTATTGCAGAATCAATTGTACTTGGAAAAAGTATGTCTGAAACATTCAAAAACATAGCCAGACAATTATTGATAGAAATTATTGCAAAGACTATTGAAAGAATAGCATTATTAACAATAGAAAAATTTATATTAGGAAAATTATTTGATAAAGAAAATGACAGATTAGCAACAGAAAAAAAGATTACTAGAGAAAAACAGAAACAACTTGGTATAGACTTAATAAGCATGGCTGTGGGTGGTGGTGGTGGTTCAGGTATTAACATTGGTGGCTCTCATGCTCAAGGTGGTGCAGTATCAAAAGGAAGACCAATTTTAGTTGGAGAACAAGGTGCAGAATTATTTATACCAAACTCAACAGGACAAATAACACAAAATGCTAGAGGCACAGGAACTGGTGGTGGTACTACAGTTAATTTTAATATTAACACAGTAGATGCTTCTGGTTTTGAAGAATTACTTGTAAGATCAAGAGGAACTATAACTCAATTAATTAATAACGCAGTTAATGAAAGAGGTCAGGAGAGTTTAATTTAATGTCAGGTGCTTTTCCAATATCTTCTGCTAAGTTTGAATCTTTAGGAATAAAGTCTATTCAGAATACTATTATTTCAAAAAGTGTATCTGGTAAAAAACTTGCTAGACAAATAGACAATCAAAGATTTGCATTTACTATTAGAATAGTTACAGGAACTAGATCAGATGTTTATGGAGAATTAATGGCTTTTATAATTAAACAAAGATCAGGCAAAGAAAACTTTACTATTATCCCACCAGAAGTTACAAATGCTAGAGGTAATGAAACTAATACTGTATTAGTTAATGGTGCTCACGCAGTAGGAGATACAACGATTGCTATGGACGGACACCACAATGACAATCCACACGCATTTAAGTCAGGAGATTTTATTAAGTTTGCTAGTCATAATAAAGTTTATATGATAGTGGCAGATGTTCAGGCTTCTAGTGGTGCTTCAACAGTAACTATCGAGCCACCTCTTTTACAAACAGTAGCAGATGATTCAGCAGTAACTTATGATAATGTTCCTTTTACAGTACATCTAACTAATGATATGCAAGAGTTTGGTGCTGTTGGTACTGCTAATGATGGTGCTTTGTTGTATCAATTTGAATTTGATGTAGAAGAAGCACTTTAATAAATGAAAAAATATAAAATAACCCACAAGATAACTGCCGACTTTGTAGCTGAAATTATTGTTAATGAAGATCAAATAGATGCTAGTATTAACGACCTTAAAGAATACAAGAAACCTAATAGCAAATTTGAATATACTATGTTAAAAGGTACAGAAAGTGTAACCCAAACTAATTACGAACTATATGACGAGAAGCCTAACAACAGCGATAAAAAACGCACTAGCGACTAATGATATTAGACCTATTCACTTACTTACAATTAATTTTAGTACTCCTGTCAATATTACTGATTGTTCTTTTTCTTTAACTTCTTCTGTTTCAGGCTCTAGTGTTACCTATAATCCGTCAGATTTTATAATTGGTGTCTCAGATTTTACAGAAGAAATAGATATAACTAAATCTACTTTATCAATATCTTTATCTGGTGCTGATCAAACATTTATTTCAACAGTATTAAACGAAAATGTAACTAATGATGAAGTAACTATATTTAGAGGTTTATTAGATACTAATAATAGTATTATTGCTGACCCCTTTATGCTTTACAAAGGAAATATTGAATCCTTTGCCATAAATGAAAACACAAACTCAAGCATTGTTAATCTAACAGTAGTTTCTCATTGGGCTGACTTTGAAAAAAAAAATGGTCGTAAAACAAACAACACATCACAACAAAGATTTTTTAGCACAGATATTGGTATGGATTTTTCATCAGAAACAGTACAAGATGTTAAGTGGGGTAGAGAATAATGTTTAAATGGTTTGAAAAATTACTAATCAAATTAGCAAAGAAAATTTTAAACAAACACGCACCCAAAGGAGAGTTCCTTGCTTATATAAATAAACGAGAAGAAAAACTTTTAAAACAATATGGTGGTGCTGGATTAGAAATAAAGAAAACAGGAATTA